AAAATTTCATCAACTTCATATTCGATATCTTGTTTTTCTCTGCCTGGACCAGACAATCCTAACTTTTCAGAAATATCAATCATCGTCTGACGTTTATTTTTGCCACCAGTTTTACCAGCTTGTTTCATTAATTCTGCTTTATCCTCTTTAGATAAATCTTGTGCTTCTTCGTCAGTCATGTCTTCTAAATCTTCTAAAGATATTTTATCTTCTTTACTCATAAAGATTTGACCAATACCTGCACCTGGTATAATCGTTGATAAAATTTTCATCGACTCTTCTGGATTCTCTTGAATGTATTCATTGACTCTATCTGAAAGAGCAGCCATACCTATACCACCCATAATTCCTGCTAATGCTGGAACGGCTTTTGCAAATGGAATAACTAAAGGTGCTGCTAATATCATAACTAGTAATAAGTTCTTTCAGTACGAGGAAGTGAATCCTCTTTTAAATCTTCTGGATGCGCCACGAACCCTCCTTGTCTAAAACGCATTATTGCCTGTGTTGTGCTGTCCACCAAATCGTCGTGATCTCCATACGGAAATGATGCACACTCCTCAATAACTTC